AGGGAGAATAAAAAAGATTCAAAAGGTGGAGATATCAAAGTAGTATCGAGAGTAGCCAAAAAACTAACCAAAGCATCTGCAGCTCATGCAGGTCAAGCCAAAGCACTTAAAAGAATTGTTTCAAAATATGTTTAAGTTGATTAAACTTATTAAAGATCTTATTAATCTAGATTATAGAGTTAGAAGATTAGAAAGAGCAAAATATTGGAGAGAAAAGTACAATGGCACTAAAGAAAAAAGAACTTAGAACAGAAGACGATTTAACACCAAAACAAAAAATGTTTGTTGAGGTGTATGTCAAAGACTGGGGGTCAATAACCCAAGCTGAAGCTCTTAAACGTGCAGGATACGTTTGTAAGAATGAAAATGATTATGGAGTGATTGCTTCGAGATTATTATCAAGAAAACATAATCCACATGTGGCTAACTATTTTGACAAAAGATTTCAAAAAGAATTAAAAATGTATCAAGGTGATAACCTTAGACGTTTCAAGAGATTAGATCGACTAGCAGATAAGGCTGAGAAAAAAGATCAATACGCTGCAGCTATAAATGCAGAATATAGATCAGGACAATTAGCAGGAGCTTTTGTAGATCGAAGAGAGGTAAGAGTAACAGGTCTGGAGGGTATGTCACGTGAAGAACTTGAAAAGAAGCTCAAAGAACTCAGTCAAAAAATCGATGGCTACAATGCCAAAACGATCGAGGCCGAGCCGGAGCACGTTGAACAAATTGAAAAAACTTAGTTGGTCTGAGTGGATTAGTCTATTTAATAGAATTCATAATCCATTTATGTTCACATCTGTTGGCACAATAAAGGTAAAAATTGATGACAAAGAAGAAGATTAGTATACCCAGAAAAACAAAGACAGAGATTGAAAAGTATCCTATGGTTTCAATCGAATGGTATGATATTGTTAGCGATTCAAGTTGGAGCACATTTGAACAGATAAAGAAAGCAAAATTAGCCACTTGCATTACAAAAGGGCATTTGCTTAGTCAAACAAAAGGTGTTACTAGAGTGTTTGGTGACTATTCATTTGGAGATGATGGAAAGAGTATTGAGTCAATTGGCAATACAACCATCATACCTAATTCAGTCATCAAAGATATTAAAAAACTGACTTAATGGTACGTAATATTAATCAAGAAAAATTACTATGGCAGCGCACTAAAAAAGGCCTGACCGAATGCTTTTTAACCCGCATAGAAACTAGCACTTTGAATGGTGTACCTGACGTGCATGGTGTTCATAAGAAGGGAATATTTTGGATAGAATTAAAATCAGATAAGCTCAGTTTTCCTAAGTTAAATAAATGGCAAATAGTTTGGATTAATAAATATATTAAAGCAGGTGGTCATGTATTTATCTTGAAAGAGACCCTTTCGCAGAGGTCCCTTAAACTGTACAAGCCGGTGTCCGTGTTTACTGATCCTCGTTCACTGGAACCTCGTTGCTCGTTCTCGGTTCCTTTTAACTGGCCAGATATTCAAGATGAGCTGGTAGCGCAGCTGGTGACGGATGCAGCATGAACCTCGTCTCGTTCTCGTTAATAAATCTCGCTCGTTCTCGTTCAGCGAACACCGACTGGGTTCTGGCAGCAGCTGGTGAGCTGGGCCCAGGCAGCAGCGTATACTCGTTCTCGTTCCCTGCCCCTCGTTTTTTTTTACCTCTTAGTTAGTAACGGGGGGCTGGGAAGGAGATCCTGGCAGCAGGATCTCGTCTCGTTTGTCAAGTAAAAACCTCGTTCTCGTTTGAAGAATGGATCGCTGGCCAGGCAGCACCAGAAACGGATCCCAGCTGTGTTCACGACAGTGACTTCAACAGTATTATTTTTTGCTAAGAAAGTTCTTGACTTTATCCCATTAGGTCTTATGTTATACCTGTTGGCTAATACCTCTGCGTTCAGGGGATATCCAGAACAAGCAAGTGGCTGTAGCATGTATTAGCTGACGAAACATCGGGGCTTAGGTATAGAGCGAATTGTATGGTAGACGAGCCCCGTCAAATAAAAATAAAAAGGAGAGCATATGAAAAATAAACAAGAGAAAGATTTAGGCGATGAGCTCAAGGACAACGTTGTCTTCACATGTCCCGAGCATAGTCTAGAAACATACTTCAAAGTAAAAGAATTAGAAAAGAGTCCTGAAGCCAAGGACTTTGTATACGTTCGGTTTTATGATGGGAAGCAGCATGAATCGATGTGGGTCAAGATTCACAAAGGAACACAGCTGCAGGGTTACGGAGAAATTAATAACGTTCCCGTTCTACTAACTGATCACAAGCTTGGTGAAATTGTACATTACACTACGGATAAGGAGGGAGTAACATGGCAAAGATTAAATTAAAAGATCTCGTAAAAAAAGTGAATGCCGACAACGCACCACCTAATGGATGGTCCCCGAAGGATGCGGTAGCAGCAGACAAACCTGAAGCTGGAAAAGTATATGCGCTTACCGGTAAAACCGGTACGAAATGCATTGCTAATGGTTACAGCTGGAAGGATAGTCTCGTGGAGGAAGAGTGATGGGTCTCGCTGCGTTTTATTTAGTATGCCTGCTGCTGTGGCCAGGTCCTGTCCTGGCCGTTACCGGTGTCCTGGTTCTTTCTCTAGTAGGAGCGTTTTGATGACCTCGTCTCGTTTTGCTACGACCTCGCCTCGTCTCGTTTAGTAAAGATCCCAGCTGGGCATCCGTAAACGGATCTGGCCAGAACCACCAGTAACTGTTGCTTCGGTAGGAAAAGTAATGTTTTACCTCGTTTCTCGTTTAGGAAAGAACGTGAGCTGCATGATAGTTGGTAGAAGTCCCAGCCATCTACGGACTTGGATACAGATATGACGTTTCTAATTTAGAATTGTTCTAAAAAATAATTGTTGCGTTGATCGGTGGGATTTGATAAGACATTCTTTCGGTTAGGGTATCACCAAAGGGATTAACCCAAAGCATACCCATAAATTAACAAAGGAGAAAAAATGGGATTAGATCAATATGCACATCTTCGGGGTCATAAGGTAGATTGGGAAAAATACTACTCGGATACTGAAGCGAGTATATACGAACAAAAACAAGTCTTCGTTTGGCGAAAGCACGCAAGACTGCAAGAGTTCATGGCGCAAAAATGGACTGAACAAAATCCAAGTGTCAAGGTCGAGGGTATGTTGGCACACTTAGGATTTAACTCAGATCAAGACGCACCATGTTATATGACCAAAGAAGTCGTTGACGAATTAGGCGAACAAATAGAAAAAGGCTTTTCTGATTATGTTGCCGAAGATGGATTTTTTTGGGGTCAACAATTCCAAGAGGAAAGTGTTAAAGAGTACAAAGATCAGGACATCAAGTTCTTAAAATATTGTCAACAAGCGATCAGTGACAATAAGGTCGTAGAATATTGGTGTAGTTGGTAATGTCGAATAAAAAGAAACGAGCCGACAATGTCGGCTCGGCTCGTTTATCTCGTTCTCGTTTAGGACAGATCGAACAGGATAAAATGACAGCAAAGATATCCCAGTTGACGGGAAAACTTTCTGAAATATTAGGAGATGAATTTATTAAAGTAGAGGTTGAGCCTACACTTAATAAATTAAATAAAAAAAAGTTAAATTAACTATTGTTATATTCATGGGATTTGATATTAATTAGGGGTCAAATAACAAAAGAGGTAAAAATGACAAATGCAATAAAAAGGCTAAAGCAAGATGAAAAAAAAGTAGTCTTAGCTTATGCTCAATTAAAGCTAAAGTCTAATAGACTTGCTAAAGAGTTGGACACTATGAAACAGAATATTGTTGATGTGTTCGATAGAACAAACCAAAATTTAATTATTGTTCAAGATGAGAATGGTAATTCATTTGGTTTGCAAAAAATAAATCGTAAGCGAAAAAAGTTTGAGACAGCAAACTTTAAAATTGCTCACAATGATTTATATAACAAGTTCACAACTGAACTTAGTTATAGCGAATACAAAGCAATAGGGGATAACAATGCCCAATAATGATTTAATTAATATTGCTGAGGTACTAGCAAAAAGGGTTGGCGATAAATCGCCAACTCAACTCCAAGAGATGTTAATTTCAAATGGGGTTAAGAAACAACTCAACTATGAGATTATGTTTCAACTATTAATGGGTGAGGTTGAAAAGCATATCTTAGAAAATCAAGGCAACGCTGTTGTTGATGAGTTTAAAAATAATGTGTTGGAAAAATTTTCAACACTAATTCAACAACTAACACCAAACCATGAGCAAAGATAGTATGATTAAATTTCTTTGTAATGAAATTAGAAAATCTTACAAAGAATATTCTAAAATGGATAAGGATAATTATTTTTATTCATTGTATCGTGGTTTATTCGAAAAAAATGTATATGCACTTAAAATGGTAAAAAAACTTAAATATACGTTTTAATAATAAACATAACCAATAACCTATGGCGTTTAACAACGCCATAGGTGTATCTACACCATTGAAGGCTCTAATTTTAAAAACAACAGATTTACAGGTTGCGCCTGTGCCGACTGCGTTTTCAGGCACAGCTTTGCTGTGCAAAGAGGTTTACAAAGCAATATACATAAATATACTGGGGTCCCAAACGAGATGAATATTGAAAAACTTACTGAAGATGAGATAAAGGATTTAATTCTGCAAAAGCAATTGCAGTGGATCAAGTTATGCCAGGATAATTTTATAGTTTTTGCTCAAGCAGTTTGGGAAGATTTTATCTATAGAAAAACAAAGGACCCAAAACAATATGGGCACCATCAAATAATCGCTGAGTCTTTTCAAGATATAGCTGATGGTGATGCCAAGAGGCTCATCATTAATATGCCTCCTAGACATACCAAATCTGAATTTGCATCTTATTTATTCCCTGCTTGGTATATAGGAAAGTATCCTAAGAAAAAAATAATGCAGGTATCACACAATGCTGAACTTGCTTCAAGGTTT